TTGGTAGTCGCTTTACAAATCACTCTAGTTGTGCTAAGTTCCTATCTAGAGATTCAAGTGATAGAATTAAGTCTATCGATGGTACAATTAGAGTGCTAGATCTTAATGGAAATTTGTCTGTGGCAACTCTCGACGATCTAGAAATGGAATACAGAAAAAACCCAGCCTATGACAGACTTATAGATGGTGTTGACTCCTCAGGTGGCAGTGCTATCGGAAGCAACAAAAGCGGCAGTGCCGGAAATGTTTATACTCGTGCTGAATTTTCGGCACTTAACCCGGCTCAAAAAAGTGCAGTAGCTAAAGAAGCTCGCCTTGGTACAGCCAAAATTGTTGACGAAAGGTAGTAATTAAAATGGCAGAGAACACACTTACAGGCTTAGTGCCTGATATGTACGAAGCAATGGACGTTGTATCAAGAGAGCTTGCAGGATTAATTCCTGCGGTTACTCTTAACGCATCAGCAGCAACCGCAGCGCTTAATCAAAATATCCGTGTAGATGTAGAGCCGGAAGGCAATCTAGTTGACATAACACCCGCAATGCAAGTTCCAGAACCAACGGGTCAGACCTCGGGCTTTGTTGACATTCGAATTACTAACAGCAAAGCGGCTGAGTTTGGCTTTAATGGTGATGGTCAGCTTGGCTTAAACTCAGGCCCGGGCTATCCAAGTGTTAGAGTACAGAAAATCGCTCAAGCAATTCGACGCGTAACAAACGCTGTTGAACTTGATCTTGCGGGCCTGTATAGCTCTTTTAGTCGTGCAGTAGGTACGGCGGGAACAACTCCATTCGGTACAGCAAACGACTTCACAGCAGCAGCTCAGGCACGTCAAGTGCTTAAAGACAATGGCGGTGATATTGACCCACAATTAGTATTTAATACTAATGCCGGTGTTAATATGATTGGTAAACAGTCAGCAGTGAATGCTGCGGGTACTGATATTTTATTACGTCAAGGTGTTTTGCTAGATGTTGCAGGAATGCCGCTACGCGAATCAGCTCAGATTTTTACACCGGCAGCCGGTACAGGCGCAAATGCTACAACTAACAACGCAGGTTATGCTGTTGGAGCAACTGTTATTACTTTGGCTAGTGTTGGTACAGGTACTATAATTGCTGGTGACGTAGTTACTATTGCAGGCCAAAGCTTTCAGTACATTGTCGCATCAGGTGATACTGACGTTTCAAACGGCGGTACAATCACACTTGCAGCACCGGGTCTACGTATTGCAATCGCTGGAAGCACTACAGCAATTACAGTTGTTGCAGCAGCAGCACGTAATATGTGTTTTGCACGTAGCGCTTTAGTTTTGGCTGCACGTTCACCAGCGCGACCAGAGGAGGGCGACATGGCTGTTGATATTGAAATTCTAACAGATCCGCGTTCGGGCTTAACAATGGAATTTGCGATGTACAAGGGATATCGTAAAGTACGTTATGAAGTCGCACTGGCATGGGGCGTTAAGGTAATAAAGCCTGAACACACCGCTTTGCTTTTAGGTTAGCTTTAAATTGGGCTTGATATTTGGTTAGTCCCATAGTAAAATACCTCTTTTCATGTGATTAGAGGTATTTATCAATGATATTAACAGATGATATTTATAAGTTAATACGTAACAAGCATAACTCAATGATTGACAGGTGTGACAATACGAAAAATTGCTCATACAAAGATTATGGAGGAAGAGGCATAAAGGTGTGCTTAAGTTGGTATGACTTCTTTAAGTTTGCCGCCGACTTGCCTGATGATTATTTTAAAGGTGCTGAGATTGACAGGATCGACAATAACGGCAACTATGAGAAGGGCAATATTAGGTGGGCGACTAGGCATGTTCAGGCTAGAAACAGAAGAAGCACTGTTAATATTGAATTTAAAGGCAAAGAGCAATGCCTTACTGATTGGGCTAGCGACTTGGATCTTCATATTTCTAGTTTAACCGAAAGAATTGAAAGCTGGGGAGTAGAAAAGGCATTGATTACCCCAAAAGGAACAAGGCTTCATAATAGATGGGATGGTCATGTAAAATCACCCGAAAGGCTAGCAGCATTAGCTAAGCCAAAAAAGGTTTTAAACACTGTTGAATATAACGGCAATATATACACCATAGCCGAGCTTTCGTTAGAATGCGGTATATCTATCAAGCTTTTAAACAAGCGTATATTTGAACGCAAATGGTCAGTAGAAAGAGCAGTTGAAACCAACTTATTAAGTCGGCATGAATGCGCCAAGATAGCAGCAGCAGCAAGCCACAAAGAGGAAGCATAATGTCTCAAGTATTAGAAACAGTAACAATTTACCGCGACGGCCAGCCGGTTCTGATTAACAAGTCAGATTTGAAGGCAACTGACAAGCAAAAAGGCGATAAGCCAAAGCACATTAAAAAGAATTCCTAACAATAGGGTTTATTATGACTTTAATTATTGAGACAGGAACGGGAAAGGCAGACGCACAAAGCTATATAACCGTTGTTGAGCTTTCTGCATATGCATCGGCGCGAGGTATAACTATTGCAGGCGATGGAAGTCAACTCTTATTGCGTGCTATGACGTACCTAGAGACTCGCGACTACACCGGCTCAAAGAATACCAAAGAGCAAGCGTTACAATATCCACGCGTTAATGTTTATATAGATGAGTTTCCTATACTTACAACAGAAATACCTAACATCTTAAAAGATTTACTCGCAGAAGTATCAATCGCCATAGATGGTGATGAAGACCCTCTTGCAACTGTTGAGCGTGCTGTTAAAAAAGAAAAAGTAGTCCTAATCGAAGTAGAATATCAGGATAACGCCGCTCCCTTTGTTTATAACATGCGAATTAAAGCATTAGAGCGTAAGCTGTTAAAAAACACCGGCGGCAATAGCTTTGCAGTGATGCGAGCGTGACATTTTACACTAGACTTGCGGCTACATCGTCAAGACTGCTAAAGAAGTTTGGGCAGACTGCTACATGGTCACACGATAACGATGACGGCACGTTTAACCCTGCTACGGGTGTTATGTCAGGCGGCACAACTACGGCTTACACAGTATCTGGTGCGCTTTTAGACTTTGACACTAACAGAGTAGACGGCGATTCAATACGTAGCACAGATAAGCGGTTTATAATTGAAGCCGGTAGTAAGCCGGAATTAAACGACGTAGTGACTGTTGACAGCGTGGCTTATCAGACAGTATCTATACGCGAGACTAATCCAGCGGGTACGCCTGTTATTTACGAGCTACAGCTTAGGAGCTAATTATGTCATTTAGTAGTCAGCTTGGAGATTTTACAGTAACAGCTATAGATAACGTCGAGCAAGTATTTAGAGGTACATGTATTGGACTATTTACAAGAGTCATAAAGCGAACACCTGTTAAAAGCGGTAGGTTAAAAGGCAATTGGCAGACAGACATAAACCAGCCAGCACTTGGTGAGGTGACAACAACAGATAGCACGCCCATCAATACTATTGACACAAGCTCAGAAGCGCGAATAATAACCGGCGTTATGCGATCTACCTTGCAAGACACAGTGTTTTTTACAAACAATTTGCCATACGCTTCAATAGTCGAAAACGGTAACTATTCAACCCAAGCGCCGCAAGGAATGGTCAAGGTTTCTGTTTTAGAATTAGAGCAGGTCGTGCAACAGCAAGCAGCGCAGTTATAATGAGTACATATTTTTTAGATATATCTGCTGCACTAGATAGCAACCTAGCGACATTCGCAGCGGCTAATAGTGTTAGCGTTGCTTATGAAAATATAGAGTTTACGCCTACAGTCGGTACACTATTTTTACGGCCTACAATATTACCTGCTAATACGTTGCCAATTGGCGTAAGCTTTAACAGCGCCTTAGATCATCTTGGTATTTATCAGATAGATGTCATAGCCCCGGTTGATAAAGGCAAGGGCGCAGCGGTTAGCATGGCTGATCTTATCGTATCAGCATATCCGCGTGGTGACTTAACGTATAACGGCGTTAAAGTACGAATCAAGTCGGCATCGCGTAATACAGGCACGCGAGATGGCGCATACTACATCGTGTCTGTTATAATTACTTATAAATCAATTACAGCGAGTTAGATTATGGCATTACCAATTACGTTCGACGGTGTTACCGTATCTGTTAGCGCAGATGCCCCCCCAACTTATGACGCTGCCGGTTTTGCCGATGCGTCTGTCTCTTACACAGTGATCGGACAAGTTACTAACTTTCCTGATCGTGGTCGCGTCTATACTGATGTTGCCTACAATTCTTTAGCGGTTCGCGGTACTCGACACATCAAAGGTACGTTTGACGAGCCGGAAGTCCCTATTGAGATTGGCGTAGATCGTACAGATGCCGGTCAGGTTATTTTAAAGACAGCAAGCGACTCAGACAATAGTTTTACCTTTAAATTCGCTTACTCATCTGGTGAGATTGATTTTTTTCAAGGTAAAGTCTTTAGTTTAGCAAGTGCAGGTGGTGACGGTGATACTTTGCGATCAGTTACAGCGAATGTGCGTATTGATCACCAAGGCGTAATAGAGGTCGCAGCTTAATGGATTTATCTACGCTTATATCAAATGATACTGCTGAGTGTGTCATAGTAGACCCAAGGACAGGCAAACATACCGACCTCAAGATTACTGTTTATGCTAATCACACAGCAGAGAGTAAAGCTGCACTAGCAAAAGCCGGTGATATTGGTGATGTTGTAAACTTTGCAAACTATCTAGCAGATGTGACAATTTCGTGGGTCAATGTAGAGTTAAACGGCAAGGCTTTAGATTGCAACCGTAAAAACGCACTTGATATCTACAATCACAAAGGCCAAATTGTAGCGATTCAGGTTGCTAACTTTCTTGGAGCACAAGAGAGTTTTTTGCCCGAACGCTAAATGATCTTACACTTTACGCAGATCAGATGGCGTGGCTTAACTCAAGCTCTAAAGGCAGTGATAAACCACGCGGTATGTGTGTTCAGTATGATATGCCTTGCATTGACTACTGTTTATACATAGCTAACATGGCTACAGAGTTCGGTTTAAAAGCTGAATGGTCAGAACTGCACGCATGGAATACATTAACCAAATCTAATCTGAATCGATTCGAGGTAAAAGCTGTACATTTAATGAGCGTAACTTATCAGAACAAGTACAGCTCGTACAGCAATACAGACAGTCCTAGGCCTTATCTAGGCAATGCAAGACAAGATAGTAATTCTATAAAGCAAGCGCTCAGGAATAGACAATGACCGATGTAGCAAACTTAACAATACAAGTTAACTCGGCTGGCGTAACTCAAGCCACTTCTAACCTTAACTCGCTACAGAACCAAGGTACGTCAACTACTTCTGTTATGCGTACCCTAGGCGGTGCTATTGCAGCTCTTGGTCTTGTCGGTCTTGGTAGAGGTATACTACAAACAAACATAGAGTTTGAAAACCTTAGAACGTCCTTAGTGACGGCAACAGGAAGCATTGAAGCGGCTGCAATAGCATTCGAACGTGTGCAAAAGTTCGCAGCACAAACCCCATTCTCAGTCAAAGAGCTAACCACCGCATTTATTACGCTTAAAAACTTAGGTCTTGACCCTAGCGAGGAAGCGTTAACATCTCTAGGTAACACGGCAGGCGCTACAGGTAAATCATTAGCTGATACTGTTAGAGCGCTATCCGGTGCTGTCACTGGCGAGTTTGACGGTCTAAAAGCTTTCGGTATAACAACAAAGTCGGAAGGCGATAAGGTTATATTTACCTTTAGAGGCGTAGCGACTGAGGTAGGCAAAAACACAAGAGAGATACAAGATTTCTTGTTGAGTCTTGGTAACGTAGAGTTTGCAGGAGGATCTGCAAGACAAGCAAACACGCTACAGGGTGCAATATCTAACCTTGGCGATGAGTTTGACAGGTTTAGTGATTTACTTCTTAACGATAGCAGCAGTGCAGGCTTGCAAGGTGCTGTCAGATTAACTACGGCTAGTCTTACTGTCTTATCTGATAACGTGCAAACGCTTGGAGATGTTGCAGCGGCCATAGGGATTATTATAACTGCAAAGCTTGTAGCTCCGCTTGTAGTAACCGGCGCAACTTTTCTAGTTGTACAACTGCAATCTGTACAGACTTCAATAGCTCTTGCCGCACTTTCAGGAACATCTGTAGTAGCATCCGCATCATTAACTGCACTTGCAGGGGCGGCGGCGTTAGCTAATACCGCTTTGAAATTCTTCGGTGGTAAAGTAGGTCTTTTAATTATTGCAGCTAGTTCGCTTGTATTCTTTGCGACTAAAGCAAAAGAAGCGACTAAAAGCACAGAGGATCTTGCAAAGAACATAAATAAACTGACTGTCGAAGCAGCAGGTGAACGATTAAAGTCATTAGGTAAAACACTTAAAGAGGCTAGCTTTGATTTTGATAAAGCT